TGTTACTTTATCTCCTGCTTCAAGAACTAAAGTTAAATCAGTTAAACTAATATACCCTTCTCCATCTACCGATTTAGACCCTGTTATAGGGTAGTATGTAGTAGCAGATACATCATACCACTCCAGCATGGCTGTTTTGGCTGATGCATTTATATTGCCTACATTTATAAATCGTACAATCCCTTTAAAATTGCTAGGACAAGTATATACATCTGTCCTGCTTGTATTTCCTGGCGTTGCTGCTGCTGAGATAAAAGTTGACTCAACCATGTTTTAGTCTATGGTATATAAACCACCCTATTGCAACGTTAATAGGAAGTAGGGTTAGAAATACTGTATATTCTTGCATTTTAAGAGAAGCTACTCCTAAATACAAAAAAAGTGCCATGAAAATACATAGACTAATCTTTAATAATTCTATTCCTACTTTGTATAACATGTATTATTCTACTTCGTTGTTTTGAGTAGAAATTTCTATGTTAATAGCTTGTGATTCTGGGATTTCAGCGTTCAGCATAATTCTTGAACTACCACATCCTGCTAGAAAAACAGTAACTATAAAAACTAAAAATAAATTCTTCATAATAATTCCTTAAAAACGGCAGGGGGTAATTGATACCCCCCACCTAAACAGTAATTAAGCGTATGTGTCGCCTGACTCTGTATCGCCTATTGGACCACCAATATCAGCCAATAAAGCCCATACTCGGACTTTAGAGTTAGTATTAGCAGTAGCAACAGTCACATCAAGTGTGTCTGCCGCAGCATAATAGACGAAGAGTTCAGCGAGTGCATCACCAGAAGTCATAGCTCCTGCTGAAGTTTGCACAGCAGCAGCAACGTAAGTCACTGTGCCATCGCCTAAAGCTAAAGTACCTGTGCCTGTTCCTGCAGTAATAACGTCAATTCCTGCGTTAAGTACTACAGAATTAGCTGGTACATTGATCGCTTGGTACACATCTCCACTAGTTAGAGCAGTAGATGTCGCATCTATAACTGTTGATTGTACATAACACTTTGCAACAGCGTTGCTGGACATATGCCCTGCAGTGCCTGCACCTGTTTGTGTTAAAGTAGCCATATCATTCTCCTCTAATCTATTTTAACGTATGCCTGTGCGATAGATTCCGTTCTAAGAACTTTTCTACCATACACATGAAGACCACGAACAATATCAGCGAAAGATTCTGTGTCTCTTACTACTTCTGTTTTTGCTATTTGTGAAGCTGTTGAAACGCCACTAACGTGACCAGCTAAAACAACATAAACATCAGAAGTACTAGCAGATGGCATATTGTTAGACTTATGAAGTCTAAAGCCATTTACTAGTTGAGGAACAACTAAACCATTTCGTAATTGTGAATTTGATTCATTTAAGAATTCAGCATCCATCAATTTAGAACTAGTTTGTTGTAGCTGCTCGAAAAAAATCGGAGAAGCTACTGCCCAGCGATTGTCCGTTGGAACGTTCTGAGTGTCTAGGAGTCTTCCTAGTCTAGCAAGAACGTTTGCTGGATCAATTTCGCTGGTGTCAAAACCAGTATCTATTGAGTTTGTTGCATGATCTGCACCATACGTATTTGCAGATGGTACATTCGATTGGATGTTAGACAGAACTTCACTATCGTAAGTATCTTTAAGTGCATAAGCACCTGCAGAAGTCGCTAGAGTTTCAAAATTGACGTGTCCTTGTCTTTCCTCAATATCATCTACTTTAAAAGCAAATGCATTAGCTTTGTCGATGGTTAATTGAACTTCATCGTCAGCTAAGTCTTGAGTATTAACAGAGGAACCTCTAGTATAAGCAGATACAGAGATAGATGGTTCTTTTATGATTCTAACAGTGTCGCCAAAGTTTTCAATTTCGCCAGTATAGTCAGTGTTGGTTATATCTTCAACAACTGAAGCTTTACGGAAAAATTTAAGAACCTTTTGACTGTAAATTTCAGGTAAGAAATTACCTGATGGCAGATTGGTATAACCTGCCGCAGTTCCGATAGCCATAATCGAATCCCCTTCTAAGTTAAGTTAATAAATTAACGGATTCGACCTTCCCTCCTTGCTAAGTCGATTTCTTTTTCGTACTTCTCAAATTCGTGGGGTTTCATCCGTCTGATTTCCTCAGCACTCCACTCTTTCTTGCCTTTGGATGGTTCCGACTTACGTTTAGTAGGAACAAAATCCGCAGCAGTCTTAGTAGGTTGCTGTTTTAATGTTCGAGAAATTCCCTTATCGGCTTTATATAAATCTAAAACTCTAGCAGCCCATTTTGCATCAGTGTTATTTTTAGTAACACCATCTGCTATGGATGGTGGCTGGTCCTGTAACCAAGTAATAAAATCTTCATCTGCTTTGATATTCATGAAATCAGGATGTAGTCTAAGAAGTTCCTGTTCCGCTTTTTCTTTAGTTAGGCGTTGTCGGTCTCCTTGTAAGTCCTTAATTTCATCTTGCAGAGCTTTGGTTTTATTCTCAGCTTGAGAATGAGCCACAGTCTCTATAACATTATATACATCAGGATATTGCTCTTTGAATTGTGTTAATTCTTCAGGCGTTTTAGGTGGTGTATAATTAGTACCACCTCCTGATGCTTGTTTTGCCAAGTCTAGGAGCTCTTGCTCTTTCGATTTGTGCTCTTCGATTTTAGCATCATAATGTTTTTTTAAATCATCATACCTTTTTTTATAATTATGTTCAGGTTGTTCTGATTTAGTAGACTGCTCTACAAAACTATTTGATTCTTCCTTAGAAGTAGCTGCTTGAGGAAGTTCTTCTTCTTCAGCAGGGTTCGTTTCAGGATCAGGATCATCTAGTTCTTTTCTATAAGCTCCCTGATAGGGAGTAAGTTCTAGTTCTTCTTCCTTTCCAAGTTTTTCTTCGTTCATTTTTACACCTCTTTGGGGGCTTTACTCTCTCCGTAAAGGTAGCCCATTCAGTTATTAAAGAGACAGGGTTGCTTTCGCAAGTAGCTGTCGACTAAGTGTTGGGTCTTTCACCAACTGACATAAGACCCCTATCGTTCATAGTATTCAGAACGTTGGAGCCTATATATTCTGTTAAATTCTTTGGTATAATGTATTCACCATTGTGCACATTTACTGGAACTTTACCTCCAGATTTTAAATTAGTGCCTGCATCTGTAGCAGCTCTTGAGAGCATGCGGTCTATAGTATCTTTACCATAGAGGGCTACTGCAGGCTGAGAGAGTACAAAGTCACCCTCTTTTAAATTCATTGGAACATCATCTGCCCTCGCTGAAGGAGGGGCTTTATCTTTTTTATTCACAAATCCATAATTACCTTTATTATACTGTACATCTCCACCCTTGTCAAGTGAAATCTTTCCACCTCGCTTAATATTATCAGAATAAGTATCTTGAATATTAGCTATATTTTCAAAATTTACAATACCAGCACCTCTATTAGAGTAATCTCCAAGTTGAATATTTTTTTCGTTAACATATTCATAAAATTTATTACCATGATATATATTTCTTTGACCAATAAGACCAGTTAAATCAACAACACCATTTTCATCTCGCATATGTTCTGCTGCAAAAGTCATTATTTCCATAAAATGATCTTGTAAATCTGCTAAGGAATTAAATTTTCTTTGATATACATCGTTCGAACTTAAATCTCCTTGTTCTTCGTTATAATCTGCTCTATTAGTAAATCCAGTAATATCCTTATTAACTATAGTTAAAAATAGACCATCCCTATGACCATACTGTATTTCTACATCACCTAACCACTTAGTTACTCCATAAGCTTCAGTAATAGGCTCTAATAGTGGCATAATATTATTTACAACCTCTTGGGTAAATGCAGTATTTTCAGGACTTGCTTTACTTTTATCTACATCTCCTTGACTAAAGCTTTGTACAGACATATCCTCTAAATTTACACTAGTGTATCCTGCATAGTTTTTAGGGTCTCCTTGACCAAACATAACCTGAGTCATCATAGCTAATGTACCAAAGATAGGATTTACCGCAAATAAATACGATGTAGCTCCAGAAAGAGCAGCTTGACCTATATCTCCAGTACGTGCTAAAGTAATTAAACTAGAAATAACAGCACCTCCTACAGCTTCTTGAGCATTAAATGCTCCTCCTTCAATTCCTGGAGCACTAGTAACATTTAAAAATTCTCCTACAGGTTGAGCACCAAAATGCATAATTGCATGTTCCGCACCAGCCCATATTACATCTTCTGTATCTCCACCCATAACAAAAGATTGAAACATAGAAGCTGCTACTCCTGCATATAATTCAAATTTTGCTGCTGCTTGACCTCCTGCAGCAGAGACGGCAGCTCTTCTAGCATCCTCTAGATTTGTATTTGGGTCTACTAGATCGTAATCTACATTTTGAGCTTTTTTAAATGTTGCATTAATTTCAGCAACACTTGTAGCTCCTGATATTTGAGAACTAAAACCTTGAGCAGCTTGTGTTCCTATTTTTGAACTAAAACCTTTAACAAAATCTGTTTTTAAAAATTGAGTGCCCCCTGCTAAGGCTGCTTTACCCCAATCTTCAGTCATATATCCTACAAAAAGAGTAGCACCAAACTCATCATACAGGTCTTTAACCTGCATTTCGTGACCATACATATTGCCTATGGTTTTATTGCTTATAGTTTCAAACCATTTTGTAGGAGTTACCTCTTTCCCTAAATCTATAAGTATATCTTTTTCATCTAAAGTTAAAGTAGATGCCCAATCATTTACATGTTTAGAAACGCTTTCTGTTAACATACCTTCTGAAGTGTATATGGGATTGCCATCAACATCATACTGTTGACTCCAGTCTGTTTTATCTAATATATCTACCTTTACGCCACCTACATCTTCAACAACATTCCAAGGTCCAATAGTTTTTCCTGAGCCAAAAGTCATAATAGAATCTATTCCTTCTACTTTAGATATATCATCTATTATTTGATTTGTTTTTGTGATGTCGAGGGCTGCTTTAAATACAGCCTCTGCTTTTTTTTCAC